AAGGTATCCCATATTCATTTCCTACACAAGATTCAACACGTCCTTATAGCTACAAGCTTTAAGTTCGTATCCTTGTATAGCTTTTTCTTCATACCTTCTATATTTCTCTATTTTTTCCTTACTGTATCCTCTATCAATAAGTCTTTGTTCTTGTTTTTCTCTATCCACTTCTAATATCATGCACTCACAATCAATTCCAATTGCTTTACATGTTTCTATTACACATCCTATCGGCCATTGACCACATATTATATTCACATCATTTTGCATAGCTCTGTATATTACTCTCATAAACATTCTTTCAGTACTTCTCCAACAATCTTTTTCCCAGCTGTCTTTTCTTTTCTTCCATCCTACTAGCTGATACATCCAAACATCTACATCCATTATTTTATTACTGAAGCTACTCAACCACGTTTTTCCTGATCCTGCTGGTCCATACACGTACTTAAGTTTATAGTCTTTGCTTCTTTTGAATTGCCTTAAATATCCTTTATGTACTGCTGCCAATGATCTGAATGCTGTATTAGCCAATGATTCTTCCATTGTTATGTCTTCTTTCTCTATCACATTTGCATAACGCATCCAATACTCTGGTTTAATTTTGTTTTCCATTATCTTTGCTCTTCCTACTATATTAACTATCTCAACATCCAGTCCAATTCTTGCAAATACTTCTTCTTCAGTTGGTGCTCCGAGCCTTGTCATTGATGAATTCATATATACTAGCCATTTCTTTATCGACATTGGTTTTACATCAAATTTAGCCCATATATCATATTCTATTTTTTCTCTTTCTGGCCATACTTCTTTTGCAAGCTTACACATCTCGTCCATTCTATAAGAATGGAATGTTGAATTCATACTTTCTGCTAGCAAATGATTCCTGTATTCATCGATCCTTGATTCTCTTAATCCTTTAAGAAAAGGACTCATTTTCTCCATCCATGCATCTGTTGCTTTACTTGGCCAATTCTTTCTTGGTTTTATCTTTTTGATTAATTTGAGTGGTGTTCCTGTTTTTCCTTTAGTGCCATACCAAAGATATTTTCCACCTCCTTCCATTCTATATTTATACCATTCCATGTCATGCCATTGTTTACCTTTTTCTTTGTATTCTTCCTCTGTATACTTTGCTCTCATATACAAATCCAAATAATTTGCACACAATTGTCTTGCTGTGAAGATGTCCATACCTCTACAAACACAATCATAAAAGTTTGATGATGCACTACTTACTGCTGAATCATACCATACTCCTTGTTCAGTGTACCAATTTCCTGTTACTAATGTTGATAATATACTTGCTAATGGTCTCTCAGGCATTTTATTCTTAAGCATTAGTAATTGCAGAAATTCATGTGTGTCAAATCCTGCCAATTGTTTAACTGGATTTATTTTATGACCTTGCAATTGCAACAATTTAACATATATCCCTGCATGCCACCATTTCCTGAATGCAAAGTCTTCATCATCACCGCATATAGCTTCATATTCTGCTTTAATCTTGAACCCAAGTAATTCAGCATCTTCATAAGCTACATCGCTGTATATTCTATGCAACATCGTATTATCTCTCGCAGTATTCCTGTGTCCTGAATATAACCCACTTATCACTCTTGATGATTTTTCTGTTCCTATCTTTACAAATGATCTGTCATAACTTTGCGCAAGCCATGCACTCGTCAACATTTTGTCTCTTCTTACTGTTGGATGACCATATCTTGCCCATTGACAACACATCACTTCATTTAATTCCTTCATAAGCACCATTTCATGTTCTTTATTGAAATCAGAATAATCTGCACTTAACCACCACAATTTTCTATTAAACGATTTGAGTGTCCAATCAACTACATCTTTAGGCTTCTGCTTCCCGCACATTCCATCGAAATTCAATTCTTTTTCCATGTGTGCTGAACTATACGCACTTATATTATACTCTCTGTCCTCAGATGCATATAGTGCCCTCTGCTTCCCGCCTGGTTCAGGTTTAGTCGAACATCTTGCTATGTTTGCTGGTTCTTCCATCAACCATTTTATCATTTGATCATCATCCAGAAATTCACTTATTGCTTTCTTGTTAGCTCTATCCGATCCTTTCATTCTTTCATCTTTTCTCAATTCTCCTTGATATTTGCTTCTAAGTCCAGTTGCACCTGCAGGTGTAGCATGATGTCTTGATTTCCACCAATCATCCAATGTCTCTAAAGCTCTGATGCTTCCCATCTTGAATACCATTCTTCTGCAAGTCCTAACCATTGCTTCCTTAGCCATTGTTATCCATTTCTTTTTCCCATTCATGCTTATCTTATGTATCACCTTGCTTCTTCTTTCTTTCCATTCATTATCCCAGTCAGCTTCCTCATCTCTTCTATATGTCAATTTAAACAATTTCCTCAATTCATATACACCATCATCTTTAATGTCTCCAAATATTCCTGTTCTTCTGAGACTCACCAAAGCACTTTCAAATACAATTCTCCATCTGTGCAAAGGCACAAAATACCAGCCCCATTCTATCAATTTGCTTCTAAGCCTTACATCTATGCAATGTAAAAATATTACAGTTCCAGTCACTTCTTCATCGCTTGATTCTTCTGATATAGTCCAAAGATAATTATCATAATAATCCCAATCTATTATTTCTTCAGTCATATGTCTTCTAATGTGAATAGGAGCTCCTCCAGACATAGGACATTCAATAGTTGGTCCAATTCCTTTCCTGCTCTTCATTTCATTTTCTGGAGCTGGCCAATTTATCTCATCATAGCATAGTCTATAATCTTCTGGACTACTATTACTTACACAGAAATTTATTCTATATTCGGCTTGAGTCATTGGACCCATTTTCTCAAAAAATTCTTCTACTGATCTTCTTGTAAAGGATCCTTGAAAATCGA